AGTTAAACCCTACGCCAGCAGCATAAGCATTTTGAAGGTTCTCATACATTGGGTGAGTCAAACGCTGCTTGATGGCGTAGAGAAAGTCGGCTGCAAGTTGCTGGGTTTGTGAGACTATCAGCACTCTAAAGTTAGGGTTACGAGCTACCTGCCAGGTTACGTAGTCAACTGTGATTGTGATGGACTTGGCGTGGTTGGGCGGGATGTTAATAAGGATACGGTTGTTAGCCAGACCTTGTTCAAACTTCATCGAAGGGTGTAACCAAGAAGGCTCAACGCCTTCGATCATATCCACCAAGTTCTGCTGGTGGGGGAAGGTCTTAGAGTTAAGAAAGCGTTGGCGGAACTCTGCAAATGAGATGTCGTGGACATCGCCAGAGGCAAAGGCTTTATCCTTTAGGCCAAGGCGTGTTCGGTCTACTTTGTCTGTAAAGATCTTGTCGGTACGTCGGTAGTACTCGTATGTCTTCATAGACTTACCTGCAGATAGGCAGGCTTGTTCAATGGTCATACCCTCAGCTACACATCCTAAGATGATTCGCTTTGCTATATCTGCTGAGTTCTCAGCCATTGGATCTCCAGTATCTCATTGGGTTATAGGTAGACTACACCCGATTAAAAGTCGTGCTTGGCACGACATCAGTTACCGTAAGCTCCCGAGCAAGCTACAGCGTAGCGAGGGGTAAGTCAGTACTCGTCCTAGGGACTCGCGTAGGGTAACCGTAGCGAGTCGGTACGGGGCTATCACAATTACCGCCCCTACTGTATATAAGGCAGGAAAAAAACTTCATTTCCTGCCTATGGTATAAAGTATTTTAATAATGTGACTAACGTCACTATAAATACGGTACAAAATAGGACATTAGTAAGTGATCTGGTTCACTTTAGGAAATATATCTAGTGAGGGTACATACACTAACTCGGAGCAAAGTTTAACACCGTGGGGTCTTCTATTCGTAACCGTGGCCTCTACCGTAGCCGACGGCCCGCATTTTGCCCCGTACCGTACCGTTAGGGGATCCCGTAGGGATGGCTCACCTATCGGCTAGGTTCGCCTCCCCGAATCGTAGGCCGTACAGATTAGAAGGCCGTGGCCTATTGATAATTGTTTACCCCTAATTAATAAACCTTCGCTACCGATAATCCCAAGGCCTCACGCCTTACGGCTCACGGCCTAACCCTTCACGGCTCTATTGATCCACGGGCCAAGCCTTCGGCCTCTCTTGCCTTGGATCCTTCGGGCCTTCGGCCTTGGATCTGGCCCGCCTTGGATCTGCCCCAAGCTTGGGACACGTAACCGAATCTTTCCCGCCTTGCCTCCCTTCCCTATGGGGTAACGTATGTTAAGGTTTACCTAGTGGAGAGGATCTGCCTCCTCACTTATGAAGGGAAATAGATCAATGCATTCATCACAGATAATCGAAAACGTAGCGCACGATCTAATCGAAGGCGGTACTTATAATTCATTAACAATTCGCCACGCAATTGAATCACTTAATCGTGCGCTAGTTGCATTACATAATGAAGAGATCATTGAAGCAATTAAGGAAGGATCGAAATAATGAGTACTACACTTAACGAATTAGGCGCACAATTAGAAGAGATCAAGGCCAAAAGTTGCGAGGCCCGAATCGAAGGAGAGTTGAGAGATCGTGAGAATTATCTAGAGAATCTCTTCACTATCTTCGATGATGAAGATTGCACGGCTACCGAAGAGGAGCGCGACGGGGCTAACGATGAGATCTTTGAAATGGCCTACGGCTTGGAGACTTACAAGGTGACCCGCCTAACGTGGAGCGGGGGAGGCCCTGCCGATTGGATCGAAGTGCAACACGACGGCGACGGGATCCGCCGAATTGATTACGTGTTCCAAGATTGGTACGACGGCGCACGCCGTGAAGTGCCAGAAGGCTCCCCTGTCTGGCGTTACGCTTCAATGATGCTAGAGATTGAGGAGGCGTAACCGTGGAGAATCTCACCAAGCGCGGGGCCTTCGTGTTAGGCGTAACCGTCGGCCTCTTGATCGCCGTGGCCTTTTGGGTTACGGGTAACGTCTGGATCAATGAAGGAGGGATCTGCATCGGATCAATGGTTGAGTGTAATCTCTAGGAGCGAATTATCTCTCACGGCGGGAGCCGTGGGAGGTAATCTGCCACTAGGGGCAGAATTAAGGCCTTGGAAGGGGTTACTTATGAAATACCAGAAGGAGCGGGTGAGCCTTGTAGATCTATCTACGGGGGAAGAGCTAGTAAGCGCGGATCTAACCGCGCCACGGGTGAAGGCTATCGTGAAGGCCTACGCCTTGGCAGGGATCACACTAGGCGAGAGGGAGCGGGTGAGCGCGTGAGCGGGGATCTATTGAAGGCGTTACAGGAGGCGGGGATCTTGCAGATTATCTCCGTCGGATCCTACGAAGAGAAGGGTGAGGAGAGTGACAATTGAAAGAGTGCAACATAGTGGAGCCTTAATCGTGTCTGCCTTGGTGTATCACGAAGGGCTTAGGTGGCTTGAATCTGCCACGTACTACGGCTACGAAGAGGGGGAGGCCAAGCGTAGCTTTATTGAATCGTGTGCCCGCTTACGTTATGAGTTAGAGGAGGGGGAAGAGTGATAGGAGACACGAAGGAGGAGATCATCACGCAATTGAATGATCTCATCTATGGTGAAGATCCTTATGATCTATCGGACATAGAAGACATAATCGGCGACGGCGATCTATTTGAGTACTTATAGGGTAAGGTAAGGCAATAGCGGTTAGCTATCTCTCCTCCTTCACGGGCAGACGTGGAGGGGGAGGGAGGGTGAATCGCCCTAATAAATACCTTGGAAGGGGTAAGTAATGATCGTATGGAAGAGTGAAATAACTAATGAAATAGTAAAGAATCTAAAGGCAGGAGACATCATAAGTCTAAAAATTGAATTAGATGATGCCGTTATGCAGATCTGCCAGAACTACGGGATAGGGGAATAGTGATGAACGAATACGACTATAACGTTATCTTTACGGGTAATTATTGGAGCTTAACTACCAAGATCTCTATTGACCTAGACGATACGACGGGTAACCTAAGCGATGAAGCGAGGGAAGAGGCGATAGATAGAGCTGCTGGAGCTATACAGGAGGAGTTAGGTATTAATCTTCTCGCATTCGCTCACTCTACTAACGTCGCACTATTACTAGACGATGAAGAGATCTGGCTTGAAGGGCTAGGCGAATTCCCACCCGTACACGTATCAGTAATAGAAGGGGAGGGAGAGTAATGAATCAAGAATCAATGAGCTGGAGCGAACTAGCAGAATTGACTCACGCTACCCAAGTGGAGCGGTTTAATTTCTGCACGTGTGAAGATAATGAAGGACAAGATAACCCATACAACGACTGCCCAAAGGAGAATAAATAATGACAGAAGAGACAACAACGCACGTGGTAACCCTAGTGATCCAAGCAGGATCCAAGTGGAATAAGGTAGAGCTATTTGATTTCAGCGGGGGTGAACCCACGCCACTAGCTTCGGGAGAGGGGAGCAACTGGCGAACGGCGTTAGGCGAGGCACTATCTAAGATCACACTATCGTCAGAAGTGCCAGACAAGGCCGTGAATGACGTGGTGAAGGAGATCCAAGAGGAGGAGGGTGAGTAATGGGATACGAGCCAGAGCTTAACGATCCTATCTTCTACGAGGAGGAGGAGAAGGAGAGGGAGATCAAGTGCTTTATCTGTGGTGACACGTTAGATGAAGACGACATAGTATGGGCAGATTGTGAAGGCCAATGGCAAAGAAGAGGAAGAGAGGGCAACGATACTGCGTGGTGCGTATCGTGCTTACCAAGCGAGAAGGGCGAGAGTAATGAATAAAGAATACTGGCAAGCCAAGGCAGAATTGTGTAGGGATCTAGCCTTGATCCAGATACAGAAAGAGGAGACAGAGAAGGAGGCGGGGATGAATTTAATGCGTATGACCTACGCCTTGTCTATGGTGGATGCTTATGCAGAAGGGAAGGGAGAGAAGTGAGTGAAGTAATTGCATTCCACCCTCGCGTATCCCCACTTGTGAATCTATACGAGATAGTAGATGAGAAGGGTGAGGCGATCTGGGGTGGCAACGATACGCACGAAGCTATCCGCTACCTACGCAGTAGTCCTGTCAATTGCAGGATCCTTGTCTCGGGTTGGGAGAGTGATGACGAAGACGCTCACCTTGTAGGCCAACCCATTGACATCACCAAGCTGATCTATTCTGTATTGGCGGTGAACCAATGAGCTATTTCTTGGGACTTTTAGGCGTAATGCTGGTGGCATACGTACTAATTGTATGGGAGGATAAGATTAATGGGGAGTGAGAAGCGACTGGCGAGTGCGGCTAAGCAAGCCGTCTATTACCGTAACTATCGAAGAGCAAGGGATCGTGCCTTGGTAAAATTATCACAGGCCTATCCAGATACCTATAAGGAATTATTGGAGAAGGAGAAGGTAAGTGATGAACAAGAAGGCAAAGCGTGGATTGATCTTGACGGTACTACTATTGCTCCTCGTATTGTTGCACGTGCAAAAGCTAGGGGAATTACCCTTACCCAAACCGATACAAACCAAGGCAACGATGGAGGAGAAGAGTGAGAACAGAAAACTCGCATACAAATTTAGTAAAGCTCTCGGTTATACGAGAAAAGAAACGACGTGCCTTGTCACCCTATGGACCCGTGAAAGTAGGTTTGACCACCTCGCAGACAACCCTAGATCAACAGCTTACGGAATTGCTCAGCTCCTTGGAGAGCGTAGTAGAGAGCCTGAACTACAAATCCTTCGAGGTTTACGATACATTGAACATCGCTATGGAAAATCTGCGTGTCGCGCTCTCAAACATAGCGACAGAAGGGGATGGTACTGATACAGTTTGACCTGCATCCTCCTTTCGGGACAAGAGCCTCACTACACCCTTCCGTAGTGGGGTTCTTGCTTTACCCGCCAGTAGAATAGAAGCCTTTACCCTTGAAGGTAATAGCAGGTGAGTCCCACTTACGAACCATAGTTATGTGGCACACAAAGCAAGATGGTTCACGTGGCTCCTCGTGGATAGATCTTTCAACAGTTAATTCTGTGTTGCAATCAGGGCAACGATAGTCATACTGCATTAGAGCTTAACCGCCTCTTCGATAGGTAGATAACCTACTAACTTACTGACCTTGTTAGAACGTGAGAACTCAGTAGTGGCAGGCATCCAATGACTAAACCATTCAGGCTCTGCCACTTCCATCAGATCAAAAGAAAAGACCCCTTCTGGAGTCGAGTTAATGTAGAACGGTGTGAGTTCTCGTTCTGCTGCCTGGGTGATGAGCTTACGATACTTCATCTCTTCAATCAGTAGCGTGGGATAGTGAGTATGGCGACACTTCAACTCTATGTACGCCTTTGAGTCACGACTAATGCAATCGAAGGAGTCATAGATACCTTCTGACTTCTGTAAATCTGGATACTTTGTTCCCAGTAAGTACTCAAATAATTCTAACTCTTTCATTGCCACGGGTTGTCACCGCCGAGATTATTCTGCACCTTGCGTAATGCGCTGGTGCATCTGCGATCTGCGGTAGATACTGCACACTCTAGTAGGTGTGCCACCTGCTGCAAGGTAAGTCCCTCGTGGTAGCGCATACGAAGTATGGTCTGGTCTTCCACTTCAAGCTTTAAGTATGAACGCTTGACATCAATCAGGGTAGCAAGCAGGTTGCCGCCTTCTGCTGGAACGCTAGGCTTCTTAGGTGAGCCATCGTTAATAAGGTTCTGTGCTTGCTCTAGTACCGTGTCATCTACAATGGATGCAATAACGTGAGGCAAGACCTGTGCAATCATAGCTGTATCGTAGAAGGCTTCATCACCTGTGCGATAGCCAGACTTTGCTGCCTTCTCCTTGCGAGCATAACGTTCAGCAGTACGCTTCATCTGCCAAGCAATACGCTTCTCATTGATAACACGTTGGACTGGGTTAGGTTCATTGAGTGCATCGTTGAATTGTGTACCACGTGTTAACGCCCAAGCAAGACACTCTTGTAGCACGTCGTCTCGCTCTACGTAGCCACGAAAGCGACGGGCTATTGCACTAGCAACGCTAGGTGCTATATCGTAGATAGACTTATGCAGTTCAGTCACAGTTAGGCTCTTCTACCTCTGGCCATACGCCATCTAGTACCATCATTGCAATGGCAGAGTAGTTCAATAGATCTAAGAATGAGTCACGCAATGACTCGTTGCTTGGCTTAACGCCAGAGTCTAGTAAGTTATTGATGCGAGCTATCTTGTCCCACATACGTACACGCAGACCATTAAGTGGTCCACCTGGTGAATGAGCAATGTTTTTTGGGCCGTAGTCGTGATGCTTACGCACCAGTAGGTTGCCAGCTTGATCCATAATACGCCAGACGTCAGCAATGAAAGCCTCGTTTACCTTGTCGGTGTAGGGCGCAAGAGTATCGTCTCTGTTTCCATATTGGTCTCCAAGACTTGAAAGCCCATATGCTGCAAAGTCTGTATCACGGTGATCCATTCGTCTCTACTCATCCTTCTGTCCTAGTAACAAAGCCTTCGTCGCATCGGCACCATTGGCCAGATAGAAGTCATTGATGTCCATTGATGGGGGTAATGTTACTATTGTGCTGTTTGTTATCTCCTGTGCGACACGCTTGGAGAACTCAGCACCTGGGTTGGTGCCATCTTCCTTGATGTCATTGTCACCGATAACAAAGATGTTGTCATAGCCAGCAAAGAGCTTGACAAAGTGTGGTTTCCAAGCCTGAACTCCAGGTACACCTACTGCTGGTATGCCAACCAAGCCAGACAAGATCACCGTATCTAACTCACCTTCGCATACTGCAATGTAAGAACTGTCAATGGTGATGTCACTTACGTTATACAGGTGTGCCTTCTGCCCCAATGGAGAGCCGTACTTAGGTTTGCCATCATCTAATCGCCTGAACTTAAAGCCTACGCATAGACCATTGGCTGTGATGTAGGGTATAGAAAGCCAGCCCGTGTGCATTTCGTGGCCGTTGATTGGATCTGTTACAACACCCAACGAGAACTGGTGTGCAACTACATCAGATATTCCACGTCCTTCGAGATAGCTTAGAGCCTCTTCGTTTATTGCCTGACTGTAATGAGTGGCCGCTTCCAGCAGTGATTTCGATTGCACGATTGAGGGCATCCTTGAACTCCAAGTTCTCTATTTCCATAACTACATCTACTGCGCTTCCACCCTTACCGCAGGTGTGGCAGTAGTACAAATTGTCATAGGTATTTATTACAGCACTGCGTCTACTGTCGTTATGGATGCAACAGCGAACGGATGCTGACTTACCTTCTCGTACCTCACCTCCGTAGTGAGTGACGATTAAACCTATTGGGATGGAGTTAGCTTCAACTCTTCCTTTGCTGCCCGCTTTACGTACCCTGGACCAGTCTTGTGCTGGCATACACACCCCTTGTCATTACACTTATCGTGCCATTGCGCTGAACGCTTGTAGTGGGTAAGGCCGTTCTCTTCTCCGCCTTTATGACAGTTCTGGCAAATCATATTCTTCTACCGCTTCTTCTTCATCAGCTTCTGCTATTGCTTCATCTAGTTCTACAACTGGTTCTGTCCAAGTATCTGTACTTGTTATTACACCTTCTGGAACTGGCATTATTGATTCTCCTTAGTATCTATTGCTTGATAGTCTTTCTAACAAGCGTTCAAGAACCTTGACTTCTATCTTGAGTTCTTCATTTTCTTTCAGAAGTTTGTTATGAGACTTCTCAAGTCTACCTATTTCCAACACCAATGCTGGGTTGTTGTCTACGTATGTAGTAACTCCATCAAGTGTCATTGTTTCTCCTTTAACCATTGTGCCAGATCCTGGATTACCCAAGCCTGATCTATTGAAGAGTTGCGACGCTTAACTACCACGTATGACAGAGGAACTTCCCCAAGACCCCTTGCCTTCGCATAGTTAAGCGCCTCAACTTGTGCTTCTCTCCAGAACTCAGGCAACGAAAGGGTTTGCCTGTTCTTGAGTTCAAGGATATAGGTTTCTCCAGATACGATAACAACCATATCTCCCTCATCCTTTGCCCCAGCTTTTGTCAGACGCTCTGCGATTACGCCTTTATTGCGTAACCATTTCATTACATCTGTCTCGAACTGAGAACCTTTACGTCCATTTTTATTAGCCATAGACACTGCTTTCTGCATTGGCACGAAGGTAGGCCCTACCTTGTGCATCATCATCTCCTATTTGACAAGCACCAAAGTTCACAAACAGCGATGCCCATTGAGAAGCATCAGCAAAGTGTGGACCGAAGCGATTCTTAACTGATGCTACGCGCAATAGACCTTGCGATGGATCATAGCCAAGTGTGAGCATTAAGCTCGGCAATTGACTGACCTTTCCGTGGATCGCACGTCTAGGCGGTGGCATCATAGGAGAACCATACTCTGATTGTTCTGATACGTGATGGAGTACTAAGACGCAAGCCTCTGTCTTACGTGCCATATCGTGCAACTCCATCATAATTGCACGTAGCCCTGCCCACTCATTGTCTGTCTCAGCAGCAACATTCATTAAGTTATCTATGACAATCAACTGAGGTGCTACTCCATAGAGTTCAACGTAAGCCTTAATCTCCATCTCAATATCATCAAGAGACGGACTGGAATCAAAGACCCATTGAATGTGTGATGTGTGGACTAAATGTTCTGCATAATAGTTAGTTCTTTTTTCTATGTTCTGTTCCACAGCCAACTGGCTATGGCCCGATAGGTGTGCAGCAGCGCGAATCATTACTGTCGCTGTGTCTGTATCGGCGGAGAAGAACAGCGTTGGCACCTGCGCTTTGATGGCATAGATCAATGCGAACATTGACTTACCAGCGTTAGGTGCTGCAGCTACCATACATACTTGACCACGACGAAACTTGATAGATTGCTTAACTAAATTCTTCCACACATCAGGCAGCGGTGTGGCCCTAGTGGTCACTCCACTCCAAGCGCGGGAAAGTTTAAGCACTCTTATCCTCTTCTAATTTAATGTTTCGTTGTCTACGAATCTGTCGTCGTTCGTGTCCTGTTAGTCCACCCCAGATACCGTGCTGTTCTTTACGGATACCCCACTCGGCACACTCAGTGATGTGCTGACAACTTTTACAGATTGATTTTGCTGCTTCGATATTGATGCGAACTAACTTGCCTTCGTTTTCTTGGTCAGGAAAGAATAGATCGCCACCTACTTGAGCACATAAAGGAACCTCAAACTCGTGCGGTTCCCGCATTAACTAAGCCCAGATAGTTGAGCACTTATCTGTTGCACCCTTTGGTGCAGCACACATCCAGCCCTTCCAAGGGCCACGAGCAGAAGTACCTGTACGGAAACTCATTACACCGTGCTTACAGCTTGGTGCTTGACCTTCAACAACAGCAGGGGCAGCAACTATTGCCGCATTCAAAGCTTGTGCTACTGCTGCAACTGTGGGTGCTGGAGCAGATTCCTTGCCACCATTGAGTTCAGCATCAGTAGTCTTGATAAGAGATGCAACCATTGCTAGATCGGTTAGACCTGTCTCTAAATCTTTTACATCAGTTGCATAAAGATTGATAAGAGTGCCACCGTTTGTCTTGAAGTTAACTTGGAACTTTGTGTTTTCGTTTGCAGCCATTTACTTTCCTCCAGATTGTTTGATTGTTAACCTTAATTGCTTTGCACCCTGCTTTGTAGGTACATAACCTAGTTTAGCAAGTACTTCATCTTTGTCTACTGATGTTGGTCCAGCTATGCTAAACCATTTGACTTGTATTCCAGTATCAGTAACTCCAGCGATGCCTTCAAGAGAGGACTTTAGTGAGTCTTTTTCTTTTGTCAACTCTTTGATCTTCTCATCTAATTGTAAGTATTTCATCGCATTAGTTGAAGCATCCTTATCTTGGATTAAGATATCTTCATTTGCGATACGTTCTTTTTTTAGACCAACGCATCCCATCTGCCCACTTGCGTCATAGTATTTGCAGTAGTGCTGGCAGTAGTTCTCTTCGCGCTCTGGTTCTGGTGCTGTCTCTGATGCCTTGATAGCTGCTAACCAGTTTAATGCCTCTAGTGCCATTGACTCGTCGTAGTCTTCTGTGTGTACCTTGACATCGCGTTCATCACCATCACGTGCAATAGCAACTAGCGATACTCGCTTTACATCGTAGCCATTCTTTGCTAGTAGATATCCATAGGTCTGCACCTGCCATCGCTGTTGTGTTGATGGAAAGTATGAAAGGTTCTTAACCTTGCTTGTTTTCCAGTCAATCACATCACCTGTCCCTGGTACGAAGCAGTCAACGTGCGCCTTCATTCCATTGTGTTCAACTTCTGTTTCAATCAATACGTCTTTGTTATCTGCTAGTGCTTCTTCAATGGCTGCGTGAATAGCAGTACCCATAATCGCAGCAAGCTTCATCTCATTGTCGTTAGTCTCTGGCTGATCGTTAAGTCGGTACCACACCTTACGACGACAGCCACCTAACTCTGATGGTCCTATCTGTACCTGTGTAGAACGTGAACGCTTTGCGTCCCCTGCACGTAGTGCAGTTAGTAGTAGTTCCTTTGGATCAGTTGCTGTCATCGTTAGCCTCTTCGTGTAATTTGTAAGCGAGTCTGCAAGCCTTCCAACCCATCTCATAAAAGTAATGAGCAGCGTATTCATCTGTCATTGCTATTGCTTTAATCTCCATAGCTACACCCTTTCCTGTACAACTAACTGTAAAGGCTTGTTGGTATTAGCGTCAAGAACCGACGCTATCTCAACAGCTTTACGGGCGTGTCGCTTGGCATAGGCTAGTTCAACATTAGGTTTGATAACTGAATACAAGTAGCCAAGAGCAAGTTGACCACCAGAACCAATGCCATACGTTCCGTGATTTGCTTGGAAAAAAGAGAGATCACAAGCAATACGAAAGATATTGCCGTTAAAAGCAATGAGATAATCGAAGCCACCATCTTTGTCCACCTTGTTGTAGTCGTAGTTGTTATCTGTAAATGCTTGGTTGATGCTTGGAATAATCTTGCGTCCCATAAATTGCGCTGGGTCCTCACCTCGATAGGCAGGCGGCTTCCAGTTATAGGCAAGGATATCTCCAGGGCGCGTATCCCCTGAGATTCCAATGAGATACTTACCCACCTCAATAATCTTTGGCGTGGAAGTAGCAATGGTGATGAGGTTATCTTCGGTGATCTGACTATCAGCTACTAGAACAGCGTAGTCAATTCCTTCTACTCCAACGATTGTGGTCATTGGGCAAGGCTACACCTAACGGCGTGTCGTCGCGTTAGCGACACCAACTATGGCTACCATATGAGCCGTGAGGCGAATTACTGTAACGGGGAGCGAAGCTCCTAGCCGTCAGTCTGTGTGGTTCCGTCTACTCACCCTGCCTAGACTCTGGTCTAAACATACCCTTCCTGAGCCTTTTGGGACCGATTTGCGGGGTTTAGGACCTATCCACGTGTGTCCGTGTGGGTCGCAGGTCTTTAACGTGATGTGCACCTTTGAAGATTATGAGATTGTCTGGTACTTCCTTGATGGTACCTGTGTTAACTGTGGCAATCTAGTGACAGTTCCTTGTCCAGTTGATGCTTAGTAAAACGGCATAAAAAAAGAAGCCCACCCCTTTCGGGGTGAGCCTCTTTGCCTCGCAGTTACTTCTTACTTGGCCTTGCGACCAAACTCTGTAGCCTTTGGATCTAGTGCCTTTAGCACTGGACCTGCGATAGCAGCAATACCTGCAGTTGCTAGAGCCTTTGGATCTGTCACACCTGCAAGCCATAGCGCAATTACTGACGCAATTCCTGCACGTAAATAAGTTCCTGCCATAGCGATTAACTTGTCTTTGTTCATTTGTTCTCCTTCTTTGGTAAAGGTTTCAACCGCATCGCTACCTTGCGAGCAGCATCTGCAGTCTTGAACCTTGGTTTGCCCATCCAAGGGAACCAAGGGGAAGTGTCATCTCCACATCCCTCTTTGATTGAGATGTGAAGATGCTTGTTGTGTTGGTTGATACCGTCATACTTGGATTCACCGTTCTTTTCAGACCAGATCTTCCCGTGAAAAATTAAATACTTTACGCGCTTGTCTGCTTTGAGTTCTTCATAAAGATTAAAGCAATCAATACCATTTACTGGATCGTGTGTCAGATCTACTGCATAACCTGTGTTGTGGTCTGAGTTAGGATTCTGAACTTGGTGTGCTGCTGATGGAAGTAAACCATCCGAGGCTTTCTTGCGGGAAGGACATATCGCTGTGGCTTGACGAAGAACAGCAATAGCGGCAGGCGTGGCTTTCTTGGCAAGTGATTTCATTCATTGTTCCCCTTTTGTAGCATCATCTGGTAGAGAATCTCTACCTTGGTTTCTAATCTAGTAACAGAATCTTTAACACTTGAACCACCATTGGGCTTAAGTTCATTGAGGTAGTGCTTGACTAACCATTTAACAGCGCCAACAAAGCCACCTATAATTGTTAATACTGCAACAGCAAATGCTGCGTAGTCTTGTGCTTGCATTAGACCGTCCTAATGGTTACTAAGAGCGTTCCGCCGTAGCCAGAGAATCGCTTATCTGATGGAGTGGCATTTCTAAAGTCAAGTTCTTCAATCAGCCCGATGTAAGACTCGCCAGTTCTAAAGTCTTCAACGCGGATGGTGTCACCGATATTCTCAATAGATTCCAACTGACTCATACGGTAATAGGCTGCACCTTCATAGCCAACCTCAACACCGAAGTGATCTGATTCGTGGTCATAGCAAGACAGTGGGTACTGGATTAAACGCTGACGTGGGATAGCAGGCAGTGCCTTAACCTGGTAGCCAGTAAATAATGGACCCTTAGCAACATTTGTAGTTGATCTAACTAATGTGAATTGAAAGCCAAGGTATTCTTGAGATGCCTGTGGGTAGTTAATGTTAATTTCTGGTACTTCAGATTCTTGTGCAAAGGTACCAATCCGATAGTAGTTATCTGCATAATCAATAGAATCAACATAGAGTCCACCGTTAGTGGTATCTACGCGAGCCTGCATTAACTTAAAGATCTTAAGTTCTAATGTGTTGTAGCGGATGTAACCTGTACGCAGGTAACCACTTGGTACAAGTGTTGTTGTAGATTCTGCCCAAGTATTATTACCATTGGTAAATGCTGCTCTGTCTGAGTTGCCAAAGAATGCAACCTGAGATGCGGTAGTAGTAGTACCAGTTGCTACTAAGTCCCAAGCCCAAGGGAAAAACAGACTGCCTGCTAGAACATTAGTGCCCAAGTCTACTCGTACTAGACCTGCCTCACCATCAATCTTAGTTGAGATGTATGCAAAACTATCGCGGAAAGCGATGGCTGTACAAGGTGCATCCTTGAAAAGCAATGGACCGTACTGGATATCTCCAGTAGCATCAGAGATACCTACTCTAAATCCTAGATTTGTGGCAAGGATTGCATAGGCACCTAGGTATACATCAAAGTCATTAATGCGTTCACCTTCTGGCATATCAATAACAACTGTAGGAACACTCAGAGTTGGGAAACCTAAAGAGTTAGGAACTGCTGCATCTAAAGTAATCTTAAAGACAGAAGATGATGTACCGTTTGGATCATAACCTGATACGTAGATTGCTTGTGGACCTTCTGCAATAGATGACCATACCCAATTAGAATTGGGATGTGTATACAAAGCAGTAGGCAATGCAGCAGATCCAGTAGCGTTGGCGTTAAGTTCATACAACACATTGCCAATAGCAAGGATCAAGCGCTGCTTGACGAAGCGAATGGTTGCTCTAGTTACTCCTGGAGTATTGTAAATCTCAGAGTCTGCAGGTGTTGCACCTACTGAACCCTTGTGAACCTTAGTGCCATTGATAAAATAATAGTTAGAGCCATCAGTTGTAAGGCTGTAGATAGTTGAAGGTGTACCAGCCTGACTGATAGTTGTTGATGTACCACCAGTTGTAATCTTTTTTAATGCGCTGCCATCTGTTACATAGATACAGTCATTGGTCCCATCATTGACACCGATTAACTGAGCAGGTGCTGATCCTGCATAAAAACTAGTAGTGTCATAAAGCAGAGTTGCCTGGCCTCTAGTCCAGACATCTACACCTTTGGATTCTGTGTACTGGAATCGCAAAGATTCCTCTTGGATAGGCTCAAAGAATTTGATACCAGCACCAAGGTGGAATGAGGATTGGCTGCGTAGCCACCAACCAGTAAGCGTCTGCTCACCTGGCTCACGGCTTTGGTCAATCTGTTGCTTGCGATACTGAGCTGTGACACGACGATATGGTGAGTCATCACTGTTCATCAAGAAGAATGGCAAACCAGCAATTGCTATGTCATAAGCCTCACCAGTAGATGAGTAGTTAGTAGCACCTGCTGGGTTGGAAAGTACGTAGGGTATGCCCTCTGTGATGTCGTCGCCGTAGGCCACTATGTCTCCTTTATTCTGTTATTAAAAGGTTAGTAATTTTCCAATTA